AGAATGACATAGTTAGAAAAAGTATCAGGACCATCACCAAGATCAACTGTAACAGAATTTTGAAGCATTTCTGCGCGAAACCACTGATTCCAAATTAAATTGTAAGCTCGCATATGAAGAGAATTATGAGTCAACTTTTTTGTCGAAGTAACTTGACCAACTGTTGGGATACCCATGTAGTCCTGTAGCGTTCCAACCGCATAGCCAGAAGCTGGAGACTGCATAGTAGGAACCAAATATGAGATCGAATCACCAGGATTAACCTGTTCTCCCATGAACTTTTTAAAATTGGTCCAAATAAGACGGTTAGGAACGAAGAAAAAGAACGTAGTAAGTTTAAGATTATCCATGAAAGGAACAATCGGAGTAGTAAGACGAGCAAATAAAGTCGCGCGATAATTATGTGTATCACCTGGAAGTGCCTCGTCACAATAGAAGGGTATTAAATACCCTGAATTAAACATTGTTTTATAACCATGAGAACGATCGAATTTTGAACGGGGGACGCGCACACTTGGCGCCATCCCCTGAGGTTTCATGACTGATTTCATTAAGTGAGTTCCTCTCTAGAAGGTTGTTGCCGATCTAAAGATTGTGGACGAGTTAATTTTAAGTTGTCAATATATTCCAAAGCACAACCCAAATTAATTGGAAGATCGTAAGATTTAAACCGAGCGGTACAATCATCGTATTCACCGATTTCAAAGAAATGAAAATCGCCAGGATAAGAATTATAGGTAGTACCCTGTTTATTTACGCCTTCAGTGAAAGCACGCATTGCCTCGCCGCGGGCGCGGAACAGTTTTGGAATCTCATAAAGTTCGGATTTTTGATCATGGACTGTGTAAACCTTATATATCATTTTCGTAGCTCCTTTTAAGTTGTTGTGAAGTTATTATTTGACATTTTTCCCTAACGGTAAGCCTGTGATCGTAATAGTCTTCGCTTTGCTTAAGTCGATCGGTTGCAATTTTTCTTTTTGCTTTAACTTTTTCAAATAATCTTTGGTGAGTTTTCTCGAGTAAGTAATCGTAATATCTTGGAGGACGCATTGGTAGTCCTCTAACTGTCGTATAATCTTTGGGATAGCAGTCGCGGTAATATTGGTCGAACCAATTAGTAGCGATGCCAGGGCGTCTGGACATGGTTGCGTACTCAACGGGCCTTTCTCCAATAATTTCACCCGTATTATAGTCGACGATTTCATAATGACCCTCTTCTTTCTTTTTTCCATTAATCTTTTTTGTTACGTAACGGGCAACATAAGCTGCACTTTCGAAGGTAAGTTCTCCGACAGTTACAAAACCTTTTTTCCAGATTTTTTGGAGCGCAGGAGAGTCGTATAATAGAATTTCTTTTTCTTGCAACTTTTTTTTATAAATAATTTTTGGTTGTTCTTCGTCATCTATTTCGCCGCGGCGAAAATCAGCGCCAAATATGCAAGCATGATAATGAGGACGACCAAAATTTTCACCATACTCTCCACAGTGGTAGAATCTTAACTTTAATCCCGTATTTTTCCTCAGACGTTTCATGAAATCTTGAAAGTCTTTTTTACGAAGCTCACCATTTTTTGGAAGATGTTGTGTATCATAAGTTAATGTAATGAAACAATTTTTCTCAGTTTCCTTAGCTTCGTGCATGATTCTCATTGCCCATTGCCTTGAGTATTCTAAGCGACAGCCGATACATTGACCACAGCGCATAGTTCTTCGTTCGGGGCCCCAGCCCCCGTCACGATTGCTAAATTTTGCTTCTTGAAGTTTAAAGACTGTGTTACGTTTCCCATTGGCATTTTTGATTTTTGACACGTATCCGTGTAAAGGTCTGAAACAAGCCATCTGATCTTCCTTTCTGGGGCCGCTCGCAACGGCCCTTTCTTTTTTTAGAGTCGATATCCGCCGCGAACACGTCTAGGACCTAAGTTTTTTTTATGAACGCCTGACTTTTTCCGGAAGTTTCTTTTAGAAGCCTTTTTGGACATCTTTTTTCTTTTGCCACGCATCAAAGTTCTCCTTTGTTACGTGTAGCGTGGCATATGTTTAGACACTTTTCTAGCGAAAAGGTGTCAGTGGTGACAGTTACATCAAGTAGAAGACTGTCACGGAGAGGAGGACCATCCTCTCTTTTTTTGATTTTGCCACATGTGTCAAGGTTGCCCTTCGGCTCGTAAACTCGACCTATGACATCATGTGTCTCTTAGTATATAATCGAGAGAATGGTCTCTCGATAGATTGGAGTTTTTATGAAGAAGTTTCTATTAGAAACTATGTTTATTAATGGAGTTAGAATTGAAGTTTTCGGCTTTGCCGAAGATAAACCGTACTTTGAAGTACGGTATTGGATTGGTGATCGCTATCACACAAAGTTTATGGTGAAAGGCGATCACATTCTGAGAAGAATTGAAGAAACTGCGAAGCAGTTTCAGAAGCTAGCCAAGCTTGGCTAGCTAGAGGGGCATACGCCCCTTTTATGGAAGGTTAACGCATGTTCATACGTGCACGTGATTTTTTGAGAGCTACGTAAACTACGCAGTTATTTTTCACGCGCACACATGCTTCAAGGTACCTTCCGTTTTTGTTGTACGGAAATATATTATTGATTTCCTAGTTGCGGGACACGTTGCCGCGCACCCGAAGAGCTTTTAATCCTCGCTAGGCTCGGTTTTTTTAGATGGAGGCGTAGCCTCCTTTGATTTTTCTTTTTGACGCGGCGGAGACGCCTCTTTAGAAGTTTTACGAACCTGTACTTTTTGAGGATCGAGAAGATTAAGTTGTACAGCTTCGTCGTAATTTTTATCGTCAGCCATGAATTGCATGAGCTTGACGGGGTTGTTCTCGAATTTTTTCCTGACTTCCGCAGGTAATAAGGCAAATGCCTCTTGAGCTCGAACAACAGTATTTAAGTTTTCTTGATAGTCGCGGTATTGAGTGAAGTCTCCATAGACTCCACCGGATTTATCGATGAAAGGATCGATATAACCAGTTTTTTCATAGCGATCAACGATTTCATTGATGTCGCAGTCTTTTTTGTGACTCTGTTCAGTAAGATTCTCGTTTTCCTCATCGATAACGGCCTGACAGTCGATGTCAGCCGAACCGTTTCGTTTTTGGATAGCTTGAAAGTAATCAATTGTTTTCATCTCATCTTCCTCACGTCGATGGGTTTATTTTGTACTGGTAGTGACTGAAGTCCTTTTTGAAGAGTTGGATGTATTGGGACGTCAGTCTTTGATTTTAGCGCTTGCGCTGCGCTGTTGAATCCCCCAAAGAGGGTATTCCAGAAACCACCTTTACCGGTGTTTTCAAGATCAACAGCTGTTTTTTCTGATTTAAGTTTTGCAGCGGCGTTTCGGTTAAGTTCTTGTTGAGTTTTATTAGTTCCGATCTGCGCATTTGTTAAATCTATTTGTGAACCCTTATATTGAAGGTCTTTTGCGGCGGACGCAGTATTCATTGCCGCAACAGCCGGGTTCTCTGAAGTTGCCATTGCCCCTGAGGGAGTTGATGCCCCACCGCCGCCGGTAGCTGAGAGAATAGGGTTAAGACCAGCGGCTTTAAGGTCATCCACCTCACGTTGATGGGCTGTATTTGACATAGCTCTTTGAAAGTCCATTTGGTTTGAAGCTTGTGCTGAATTAAATTGATTTTGTTGTTGTTGACCGAGGAGGCCAATCAGGCCTCCTCCAAGTCCTTCAAAGAAATCTCCCATTAGAACCTACTTAATTGCGCAGGATCTCCGTAAACGGGGATCGGTCGCGCTGAAATAAGATTGGCATACACGTCGAGGAAAAATTCGGGCTGTGATATGACAGCAAGAACACGTGACATAGGAGGCGTATCTTTAATAAACGTGTTTCCAAGTGTTGGAAGAGAAGTAAACTTTTGAGACAAGTGCCACACGTCCAAAGTGTTCGCGGCCGTCGAACGAAAGAGTCCTGTAATGAGCGAAGGCTTATAACGATATTCAGCGTAACGCTCCTGGTAGCCGAACACATCTGAATCTTGGGCAGCGGAATCGTCAACAGCATATATCTCCCTGTTAAGAACAGCTTGATTTCCTAAATGAGCTAAAGTTGGCCAGAAGTAATCATATCTTGTCTGACGTGACCACATTCTTTCGATGCCTTGTTGATATGTAAGATCAGCTCCCACATGAAGGAGTCCAAGGATGACCCCGTGCTCGGTGAAACTTTTAGAAAATCCGTTTCCATCTGAATGAGCCATTGCGAACGCTGCCAGATTTCCTTGAGGAGTTCCAGTTGCTCCGGTAGCTGACTGTTGGACCACTGGGTTGACTCTAATAAAGGTAGAATTTCCTCCCAAATATTCGGGACGCTGGAGCCTTGCATCCGGTGAGATAACACCGAAATGAGATTGAATAAGTTCTGTATATCGGGTTCCACCTACGTTGTCCTTTTCTAAAAAGGTTTGGAGCTGAACGGATTGACGCCACAAATTTACCGATGCTGCGGTTGCCGTAGAAAGATCAGCGTAGATCATCGGATAGCCAGTTGTAGCATGAGAACCTTGAGCAATCCACTGGCCTTTCGCTGTGCCAGGATCTATAAATTCGGCAATTGGATAAACAGTTGTTGTTCCATCGGATTCATAAACGGTTTTATTAGTTTCTGTGAATTGCTGATCAACCTTACCGATACCAAGAACAGGTGCTGAAGTCCCAAGTGGAATAGTTACTGCGGAACCTTTTTGAGGAGACGTAAGACAAGTTGAGAAATAATCCGGCCGCTTTCCGCGCTGAAGAATGACATAGTTAGAATAAG